GATTGGATGTGGACATACAATCATGAAAGACCGAACATGGGCTTAGGTGGAATTACGCCAAAGCAAAAACTAGCACTTGCAGTACCAGCTTCTACTTTTAGCTTAAGTTAAAAATGGGGGGATTACCTGTGAGCATCGTATTATTCACGGTAGCGAAGAAATTGATATTTGAGGTGCTGGAGCTACTAGCTTCTGGGGCGGCAATAACACCAAGGGGGTTTACCAAAAGTGTTGCCGAAAGTATGCAAAAAAGAGATTTTTTCATGTACTCATTATAGAACTCATGACCATATCGATTGCAGCCTCGGTCGAGTGGTAATTAAATTGCATTGGAAATATTCCAAATAAATTCAAGGGAATAAAGTAGGGACGTTATAAATAAGATGTGCCCCAAGACTCTAAAGCCCTCCAACAAAAATGGACCGCCCGCATTAAACATGCGCGCGCTCATTGGGCAACATTTCATAAGCGCGTAAGGCACAATCGCAACACTGTAGCTGGCTTTAATTGGAATGCTGATCCTACCGGCAAAGACTTCTATAGCTTAAGAGCTAACCTCATACACGGCACTATCTCAGCAGTCCTTCCCAATGTCTACGCTCGCAATCCGGAAATCTCAACAACACCAACCCACTCGGGCGCGGACATCAAGCTCTTCTGTAAAACATTAGAAAAAATTACTAATAGAGCCTTGGAGCATGCGCAGCTTAAGAATCGAGCCAAATCCACAGTAAGGGCGGCGCTAACCTGTAGCTTCGGAATTCTCAAAGTGATGTATCAGCGAGACCCAAGCAAGGATTCGTATATCCAAGGTCGCATCAACGATGCACAAGAGAATCTCTTGGCTATTCTTGAACTAGAGAAGGACCTTCATGACAATGATCAAGCTCATCATCATGATGCCAAGAGGGTAGAGCTAGAGGAACTCATTGAGTCACTACAAGAGCAATCAGAAGTGCAATCTGCCGAAGGCTTAGTAATCGACAGGATCCTTACAGAAAACCTTCTCATCGACCCCTCCATTTGTGAGTTCTGGGATTACACCGACGCTGACTGGATGTGCCAGGTCATTCCCATGAAAAGATCGCAGGCTGAGGCTCTGTATAAAAAGAATCTTTCCAACGCAAAGATCTATCAGCCGGGCCAGGGCGAGTCATCGCATAAGAAGGCCAGGCGTCTGGCTTCAATGCAGTTAGATGCTGGACCTGTTAGTGATGATCAGCAGATTGCAGTTCTAGAGATCTGGGATAGGACCACTCAGCGCGTCTACACAATGGTGGAGGGCGCGACCGAATGGCTACGAGAACCTTACTCCCCACCAAGAGCAGGGGAGCGCTGGTATCCATTCTTCTTGTTGCCTTACCAAGTAGTGGATAGTCAATTCGTTGGCCCAAGCCTGGTTGACTTGACCGAGCGCTTGCAAGACGAGCACAACGAAGCCAGGGATCGCTTCAATCAACACAGAGACCTATGTATTCCTGGGTGGGTAGCCTCAGCCGATATCAACGAGAAGACTATTAAGAAACACTCAGACTCATGCTTTGGAGAGATCACCATTGTTGATACCGAAGGCAAACCTCTTAACCAAGTGATTATTCCTAGAGGCCACCCTAAGATCGATCCCATCGTCTATGACACCAGCGCAGTACGCTATGACTGGGAGCAAGTCACAGGTCTTCAAGATGCTGCGCGCTCCACAGTAGTCAGACCCAAGACAGCAACCGAAGCCAACATCTTACAAAGAGCCTTATCAGGGCGCGTATTTGAATTCAAAGACCAGATAGAAGATTGGCTACAAGAGATCGCCCAATATAGCGCCCAAGTACTTTTACAGGAACTCACTAAAGAGCAAGTAGAGCGCTATATGGGGCCACCAAGTACCAAGACCACTATGGTCAACGGTGAAATAGTCACGACAATCGAGAAAACCTATGACTGGCCAGAGCTTACTAAAGACCGAATCTTTGACATGGTCGATCTACGCATAAGAGCAGGTACTACTGGGGCGCCAGACGGCATAGAAGATAAAGAGAGCTGGCTCAAGGTTCTACCCATGATTACGAATCTATCAATTCAGATGCAAAACCTACAAGCAAGAGGAATGGATTACGAGCATATCCGTAATCTCCTACACGAGACTCTCTTGCGGTATGACGATCGCATCGATTCCAATCTATTTATACCGAATGTAGAAAAACAGCCGGAGGGATGGTCACGCGATGACGATCCAAACCTAGGAATGAATTGGTTTTCTGAGCGAAAACAAAGAACAAGCGCTGAAATGAATTACGGCAACAACTTATTAAAAGAGGAGACAGGTAATGACGAAAGTAGCAAATGAGATCGAGGGTTTTAAGTCGGAGGTTCTAACCAAGGGTGGCTCAATTCAAAGGGTGCAGGACAGAGAGGCCAAGAAGGAGCGTGAACGTCTTGAAAAAGAGGCTTATGAGAAACATGCGGCTGAAGTACATGCTAAGCGAATTAAGGCAAGAGAAGAGCGTGATCTGAAGTTGGCGGAAAGAGCAGTAGCTCAGAAGATTTCCGATGAAGAGAAGGCAAGAAAAGCCGAAGAGCAATCAGCTGCCAAATTGGCTAAAGAGCATGAAGTTGAAAAGGCAAGGTCACAAAAAGCCGAGCGCAAGAGTCAAGCCACCAACTTACTGGATGATTTAAGTAAGACCCCTAATGCATCTCTTACCAAGTTATCTGAGGATCTTGATGAGGGCGAAGTCTTAGATGAATTGGAAGAGCATGAGCCCGAGCCTATATTTACACCAGTAAAAGGCGAAGTTCTTGTGCCAGCCTTTATGCCTTCTTTAGAAACTAAAGTAACACCACAAGCTCATGACCTGGCTGAAATATTACCTGCACCAGTCGCTATTACTGTTGATGCCCTTCCAAAAGTTGAGATCCAAACTGAAACAGCCAAAGAGTTGATTGAGCGGGCTTTGAACCCTCAACCTACGGGTTCGAGTCCCGATGTCGATCCTGGCGTTAATGCAGAGCCCCCCAGTAGCATCAAATCAAAGCGAGGGTGTGAACGTATTCAGAAAATGATTAACGAAAAACATGATCTAGAAAAACAGGTTGAAGATCTGCAGTGCACGGTTACAAGCTTGCATGATGTAATCCACAAATATGAAATAGAGGGCAAGCTTGTGGGCAATGTGATGAGCCTCGCCAATACTCAGAAAAAGCCTTCCGAATTGGTCTCAGAAGCAAAGCTCCAAATGCTCAAGTTCTTAAATACCCGTTCAGATGAAATCGATCACATTGATAAGGCAATCTGTTTTAACAAATACATGTCAGATCCGTTTTACATGCAGGTCTTCGTACAAAATAATCAACCAGAGCAGTGGCAAACCATGATTGAGTCCATCTATGAGGCAATTGGAAGGCCGGAGCCAAGCTTTGCAAACGTCAAACCTATGGCAACTCATAGCCCTCAGCCCATTCGGGCGCGAACTTCAGCTTTAGGAGCACCGTTGGCTAGTGCAGGCAATCCCATGGATCGGATTGCGCAACACTTAGGCAATATGGGGATCTGAGGTGTTTTTGACATGTCACCAGCTAGAGGTGCCATGTCAATAAAACTGCATATTTCTGGCTGAATGAGTCTGGAATGTCAATAAAACTGCTAATTATTGCGGTTATTGTCAATAAATCTGCATATTCCTAGTGGATTCAATATTTTGCCGCCGGTTAGTGAAAAATTAGGCAAACCTTCAATTCCTATAAAAAAGTATCAATACATATAAAAAGGTTTAATTAAGTGGGTTTATGTATGGAAAAGTGTGAATATGTATAAAAAAGTTTCATAAAGTGGGGTTATGTATGGAAAAGTGTGAATATGTATAAAAAAGTATGAGAAAATAGCTATTCAGATAAAAAAGTAGGCCTAAGGGGTGGAAATGAGTGAAATCGGCTATTCAAAACTAAAAACTCAGCTGAACTTAAGCGCTTTTGACCCGCTAATGCCTGCACGCCTTGCGCCAGTAACTAGCATAACGGCCACTCCAGACGCGTTGTTGATACCGGCAAAAGTAGCTCCCAAGGATGAATTCCCCCTAAGTCACCTCCTGTTTGCTCTAAAGCACGAGGGGATTAACTTGCAATTGCTATCTCAGGCTTTAAGAAAAATTCCCGCTAAAGATATGTTAGCGGCTATTACAGAGTCACCGACCGGTGCTTACATTCGTATTGCCTGCTTCTTATGGGAGGCTTTTAATAAGCAAGAGTTAAAGGGTGCGCCTACGGTAACTGGGGTAGCTGCTAATTTATTCGACCCCAAAAAATATATTACGGGACCCAGCATACGTAATGCTAAGTGGCGGGTTGATTTCAATGGCTTAGGCTCTTTGGATTATTGCGTAACCGTTGAAAGAACGGAGCGTATTAATAGCTTGCTTGAATCTAACATTTTACAAAGAGCAAATGAATTCTTATCCGAGCTAGGTGCAACCGCATCCGATAGAGCAATGTCTTGGGCGTATTTAAGTGAGACAAAAAGCTCTTTTGAGATCGAGCATGAGACACCGAGTGCCACCAAAGCAGAGGCATTTGTAGAGCTACTTAAAAAAGCCCACCTGACTACTCAGTTAGATGAAGAGTACTTGGTTGGCTTGCAAAATACCGCCATTACTAATCCATTGGATAGGGCGATTAACTATCGCCATCAACAAAACTGGTTGAGTAGTCCATTACGTGGCGCTGCTGGCGTAACGTATATTCCACCGCCACCCGAGATTGTTGACGACTTAATGAAGGGGTTGGTAGATTTTGCCAATGCCGCGCCAAAGCAGATCGATCCTTTAATTGCTGCTGCGATTGTTTCCTTTGGGTTTGTTTTCATTCACCCATTTATGGATGGCAATGGACGCTTGTCCAGATTCTTATTTCATCATGCTTTATGTCAGTCCGGCGCTTTAAATAATGGCTTGCTATTGCCAGTATCCATTGCGATGAAGCGTAATGAAGATTTATATCTGGCTGCTCTAAAGAGCTTTTCTGAGCCTGCTCGCAAGCGCTGGGAAGTTATTTGGATTGATGGTGATGAATATCAAATGACATTCAAATCGGATGATTCCTTATATCGCTATTGGAATGCTACTGCCTGTGTTGAGTTTGGATTGGAGATGGCCAAGCAAGCATTAGAAAAGGACTTAAGAGAAGAGACTGAGTTCTTGACCAAGTACGACCTCATTTACCGCGCGATTGATGGTCAGTACGATATACGGGGCAAGGACCTCAATACATTAGTTCTTACTTGTATGGAACAGAACGGGAAGATATCGGTTAATCGCCGTAAGAAATTCGCCGCTACCGTACCAGAGGAAATATTCGATGCAATTGAATCAGAGTATTTGAAAGTGGCAGCTTAAAAGAACCGATGCATTCATTCCGTCAAGGGCACCCCAAAGGGGTGGCTTGCGCACCCTTGACGGCCACCACCAAAGAAACGCTCTTTTATGCCCAAGGTGGCGCAATGACACATTGGGCATAAAGACCCATCGCGAGTTCATTAGGCCGCTCAACATAAAACCCACAAATATCCCAAGCCCACATCTACCGCCCCAATAATTGATCTTAGTGCTTCACGCCGCCGCGTAAAAGCTAGAGTCGCGCCTAGTAACGTAGCAATGGATGGGTTCACGCTCCATCACAAGGTATTGAAGCCAACTAATTTCAAAACATATTGATAGGGGTGGCATATGCCAATTTCAAATACAGACTTGCAAGAGTTAGCTAAGGTCTCCTTAGACGAGTACTTACGCAATCTACCGGTTGATCAAATCGCCGTAGAGAGGCCTTTCCTTAAAAAACTGATGGAAGGTCGTAAGAGCCTATTGGGCGCAAAGCAAAACGTAGTCGAGAACATTCGTAAAGAACACGGCAGTAACTTTAGCTGGGCCTTTGGTGAGGAGACAGTCAAATTCAATAAACGCAATACTACTGAGCAGGCCTCATTCCCGTGGCGTAGAGCGGTAGATGGCTTGTACATCGACTATGACCGACTCTTCAGCAATGGCATCAAAGTACGTGAGGGTGGCGCACGCGGATTCCAACTGGAATACAACGAGCGCGTACAGCTGATCAATCTCTTGGATGAGCAGTTAGAAGTCTTGAGGGAGGGCTTTCTCAATAAGCTGGACCTAGAGTTACACCGCGACGGCTCGCACGGCGCCGATGCGGTAGTAGGCTTAGATAGCTTAGTAAGCCTTACCCCAGATGCCGGTACGGTGGGCGGTATTGATCGAGCCAAAGCAAGCTATTGGCGTAACTACGCTGTTAAAGACATTGCCTCAACATCGCCAGGTAACTTAGTGGGCGAGATGGAGACTGCTTGGCGCCAATGTATTAAGCATGGCGGTAGCCCTGATTTCATTATCGCGGGTGGTAAGTTCATCGATACCTATCGTAAGCAAGTGACAGTGACCCATATCGCTGGATCAGGTGAGACCAAGTACATCGATGCTGGCGTAGGTGCAGGCGTAAACACAGGCTTAGCCTTCAAGGGCGTAGAGATCATCTGGGATCCGCAGTTTGATGAACTTGATGCTATGGCTAATCGCACAGTGGAGTGGAGTAAGCGTTGCTATTTCCTCAACACCCGCTTTATGAAGTTGCGCGATGACGATCTAGACATCGTTGCCCCAATCCGTCCGCACGACACACTGGCCATGTACGCCATGGTGAACCTACGTTGTGCTTTATCCATCTCAAGAGCTAATGCCCATGCGGTATTGGCCATTCAATAAGGAAAAGACAAATGAATACAAAAGAACTCATTCATAGCGACTTCCAAATTAAAGAGGTAGAGGCGGTAGTGCGTAGAGATGCATTCACGACCATTCATGTACACGTGCCGCCGTATGAGACAAACATCCTGCGAAATCTATTTGGGCGCGAGAACGTCACGGTGTTCGAGCGTCCATCAAAGACCACTATTACTCCGGAGCAGGAGTACGACCGTCTCTGCGCTAAGTATGGTCATGAAGTAGTGGCCAAAGTCTTTGGCGAAGATGATGGTGATCGCCTAATGGAGATAGTAGAAGGATTAATGGCTGAGGGAAGACTCCCGGCTCAAGAGCAAACATTAGAAAAGGCTCACGAACCAGATGAAATACCAGAAAGCAAAGGAGCCAAGAAACGCTAGCAGTAGGGAAGATCACCGCTAGCGGCCGGTGTTTGGGTGCGGCTGTGGGTGTTGAAGTAATGATGGTGTGTGGGCGCGCGTAACTGCGCCCCACTGCCAACACCAATTAAAAGCCTAGGCGGTAGTGGGGCGGTGGACTTCCATATTCCAAGCATCAAGAAAAGAACCTATTACATGCTTCCAATCTTTACTTCTCTAGTCCAAACCTTGGCCGTCAATGGCCTTGGTCTGCTTGCAGGCGCGGTCCAAGCAAAAGGTAAGGAGTTCATTGAGAGCAAGATAGGGGCGCGTATTCCGGACAACCCCAGTCACGAAGATCTAATAAAGCTCAAGCAGCTAGAGATTGAGCAAGAGCAGCTTCTATTGCAATACACGCTTAAGCAAAAGGAGCTGGAGATTGAGGAATCCAAGCTTCTAGCGGAGATGCATCGAGCCTCACAAGAGAATGCCACGCAGCGCTGGCAATCCGATATAGGCAGCGATTCAAAGTTATCAAAGAACATCAGACCGGGAACGTTGGTCTACATACTTACAGCTTATCTACTGTTTGCATTGCTATCTGCTATGGGCATCGACATTAACGAGGCTTATGTAAAGCTCCTAGGTGAGTGGGGACAGTTAGTCATGCTGGCTTACTTTGGAGGGAGATCAGTGGAGAAGATCTTTGAGATGCGTATGCATGGCCAAAATAGAAAAGAAGAAGTATGAGTGGTTTAGTTGGCGAACAAGCTGCATTCTTAATTGATGTCAGCCGCCTCATTCAATTTGCAACTGCAGAAGGATGGGTAGTTACAGGAGGGGAGCTTTGGCGCTCCCCAGAACAGCAGGAGATCTACTTCAAAAGCGGTAGATCTAAGACTATGAACAGTAACCACCTAAGACGTTGCGCTATCGATCTCAATTTCTTCTGGAATGGAAAGCTAGTCTGGGATAAAGAGTTGATCCGCACAGTTGGTGAATATTGGGAAAGTCTAAGCCCCAAGAATAGATGGGGCGGAAACTTTAAAGGGTTTGTGGATGTTCCACATTTTGAGAGAGTTGCTTGATGTTGTTATCAATGTAGTTAACCCAATCCTCCATTAGCAATGAGCGCTTCTCTAATTGATCCTGTCTTCTATAGGCCGCCTCAGCCTTGTTTTTGATCGTATGCGCTAGTGCTAACTCAACAGTCTCATTTGAATAATCCGTTGTCTCAGCTGCCCAATCCCTAAAGGTCGATCTGAAGCCATGGGGAACGTAGTCTGCATACTCTGGCATTTTCCTCATCATGGAAAGCAACGCCATATTAGATAAAGGGCGCTCCTTATGCAGGGTGCTTGGAAACAGATACGAATTCACTCTTATTTCCTTGAGTTTCCCAAGAATTTCTATCGACCTTGTGTTGAGTGGAATTCGATGCTCTTTACCTGCTTTCATTCGCTCTGCTGGAATTGTCCAAACCTTTGCCTCAAGATCAAACTCATTCCATTGGGCTTCGATTACCTCGCTTGTTCTACTTGCTGTAAGGATGAGTAACTCAAGTGCATATGCTGAAAACCCAGAGTGCTGCCTTAATTCGGCGACAAATTCCCCGATACGTTGAAAAGGTAGGGCAGGATGATGGGCACTCTTTTTAATCTTGCTTGCTTTGGGCAGCAAGTGACTGAGAGCACCTTGATAGCGAGCCGGATTCTCTCCTTGCGTGTATTGGTGAGCTCTGCACCAATCAAGAATTACTTCTATGCGTTGACGAACTCTAGTCGCAGTTTCTGTCCTGACATTCCAGAATGATCCCTCAACCTCACCTTTTTTATTCTTAATATCCTGTTCAAGAACCTTAACGATGTGACTGGTATTAATTTGATCTACCCGGAGTTTTCCGATCAATGGTGAAACAAACTTCGCCATAGTGGTTGTCCACTGATCCTGATGTTTGGTATTTGACCACTCCGCTTTTTTGGTCTGAATACACCTTTCAGCTGCTGCTGCAAAAGTAATAGAGTGTTGGTGAGATTCTCGAATACCAGCTTTTTTAGCTTGCCGTTCTTCTATAGGGTCAATTCCTTCATAGATTGCTTTACGAAGATCTAAGACCTTAAGTCTGGCGTTTGCAAGAGAGCAGATATCAATTGATCCAAGCCCCATTTCTCTGCGCTTGAGAGTTACAGGGCTGGTGTATCGAAATATCCAGCTTTGACTAATTCCTTTAGAGGCTGGAGATACCTGCAAATAGAGGCATTTGTTATCAGGGTCAGAGTAATATCCCGGAACGGTAAGTGACGTTATACCGCGCGCAGTTAACCTAGATTTTTGAGTGCCTCCGCCAATCTTGTTTTTTTCTAAAGCACTCAAAATTCCCACCTCCATACCCACCATTTAAACCAAGATTTTAGTGAACTTGAATGGGTGCGATTGGAGTAGGGTTACCGTTAGAGCCTTTATATTAGAAGGGTTCTATGGAGAATGGTAGACTTTGTAGGAGGGCCAAAAACTGGACTCCCTCTCCGCCATGCCAATTTAGTCACTTGATCCCTGCTTTAACCCTTGCAGCAATAAATTCACAGACTTTTCACTGCCATCTTGAAAGATGAAGTGACACTCATGCCCATCCG